GCATTATTCAGGCAAAACATAGGTATTTACGATGCTTCTACCTCACAAAAGGGGCTGGTTCGTCTTAATGGTGGAGTAACAGATGAAAGTAACGAGACTGCTGCAACGTCAGGTGCGGTAAAAATTGCTTATGACACGGCAATAGCCGCAGCGGAAATTGCTAAAAAGAAATGGAGTGCAGTTGAAGCGACAACGTCGCAGAAAGGTATTGTCATGCTCAGTGACAATACAGGTGCGCCTGATTCAAAAACCGCTGCCACCACCACCGCTGTAAATTACGTGCTGAAACAGGCGCAATCTGCATATGAACTGGCGCAGTTAAAATATACAGCGGACGGAGCAACTATCACAAAAGCAGGTCTTGTTCAGCTTGTGAATTCAATGGGGGGCTCTGGATCCTTGGTGATGCCGCAGGCGGCGGTAACTACAGCAATACAGACTTACCCGTCTCTTGGGAAGGGGCAGATGTTACAGGATTTAAAATCTTCCCGTGGAACGGGAGTGACATACACCAATTCGACAGGCTTCCCGATTGCGGTTTACGTCCGTATTACAGGGGGAACCTCCGCGAATTTATATGTCTATGTTAATGGAATAGAGTTTGGTGGTGGTGGTGCAACTGCTTTAAACACATCTTTAGCAACAGCATTTTTTATTGTTCCCAATGGGGCAACATATCGTGTTGATGCTTCTGGTGTATCTACGGTATTACAGGCGTGGACGGAGTTAAGATAACGTGAAATATTTTAAAACGAATAAAAATGAAGTTTATGCTTATGATGACGATGCTGATAAAAAATATTTCAGAAAAGGGTTGGTTGCGATAACGGAGGCCGAAGCAAAGGAAATATTGAATCAACCCGTTACCGCAGAACAGCTAAAAGCACAAAATGAAAGTAATAAAGCGCTCCTTCTGGAGGAGGCCAACACAGTCATTACGATGCTGGAACGAGCTGTCAGACTCAATATGGCAACAGAAAAGGAAATTCAGTTACTGAATGACTGGGAGCGATACAGCGTTATGGTTAATCGGGTGGATACGTCAAATCCTGACTGGCCGAAAAAACCGGAATAACCAGGCGGGTTACTCCCGCCTTTTCTTTTTTGCTTCTGTTGTGCCAGACCTTAGCAAACTCTGATAAATAGCCCGTCGTTACAGCACAACAGAAAATACGCTCACCCCTTAACCACGGAGTTAACCGGATGAGTGATTTTCACCACGGCGTACAGGTGCTTGAAATTAACGACGGCACCCGCGTCATTTCCACGGTTTCGACCGCTATCATCGGCATGGTCTGCACGGCCAGCGATGCGGATGCGAAGCTATTCCCCCTCAATGAGCCGGTACTGATTACCAATGTGCAGAGCGCCATTGCGAAAGCCGGTAAAAAAGGCACGCTGTCGACCTCCCTGCAGGCCATTGCCGACCAGGCTAAACCTGTCACTATCGTTGTGCGCGTCGCCGAAGGTACCGGCGACGACGCAGAAGCGCAGACCGTTACCAACATCATCGGCGGCACGGATGAGAACGGAAAATACACTGGCATTAAAGCGCTGTTGACTGCCGAGGCGGTCACTGGTGTTAAGCCGCGCATTCTCGGTGTGCCGGGTCTCGATACGCAGGAGGTAGCGGTCGCACTTGCGTCAGCCGCTATCAAACTGCGCGCATTTTGCTATGTCAGCGCGTGGGGCTGTAAAACCATTTCCGAGGCGATAGCCTATCGCGAGAATTTCAGCCAGCGCGAACTGATGGTCATCTGGCCTGACTTCCTCGCATGGGATACCACCGCAAACGCCACCGCCACCGCATACGCCACCGCCCGCGCGCTCGGTCTTCGTGCCTACATCGACCAGACTATCGGCTGGCACAAAACCCTGTCTAACGTTGGCGTGCAAGGCGTCACCGGCATCAGTGCCTCAGTGTTTTGGGATTTGCAGGCTTCCGGCACCGATGCTGACCTGCTCAACGAGGCCGGGGTCACGACGCTGGTGCGCAAAGATGGTTTCCGCTTTTGGGGTAACCGCACCTGCTCTGATGACCCGCTTTTTCTGTTTGAGAACTACACCCGCACCGCGCAGGTGCTCGCCGACACAATGGCTGAGGCGCACATGTGGGCGGTCGATAAGCCCATCACCGCATCGCTCATCCGTGACATTGTCGACGGCATTAACGCCAAATTCCGCGAGCTGAAATCTAACGGCTATATCGTGGATGGTGAATGCTGGTTCGATGAGGAATCGAACGACAAGGAAACCCTCAAGGCCGGGAAACTGTATATCGACTACGACTATACACCGGTTCCCCCACTGGAAAGCCTGACCCTGCGCCAGCGCATCACCGATAAATATCTGGTGAATCTGGCCGAATCGGTCAACAGCTAAGGAGCCTGAAACAACATGGCACTACCCCGCAAACTTAAATATCTGAACATGTTCAATGACGGCCTTAGCTATATGGGCGTTGTTGAATCCGTGACGCTGCCGAAGCTGACCCGCAAGCTCGAAAACTATCGCGGCGGCGGCATGAATGGCGCGGCGGCGATTGACCTTGGTCTCGACGATGATGCGCTCACCGTCGAATGGTCTGTCGGTGGCCTGCCTGATGTAGCGCTGTGGGCGCAGTATGCCGCGCCGGGTGCTGATGCCGTGCCGCTGCGTTTTGCTGGCTCTTACCAGCGTGACGATACTGGCGAAATCGTTGCTGTCGAGGTGGTCATGCGTGGCCGTCATAAAGAAATCGACGGCGGCGAGAATAAGCAGGGTGAAAACACCTCGACCAAACTGTCGACCGTTTGCACCTATTACCGCCTCACGATTGATGGTAGCGACATTATCGAAATCGACACCGTCAACATGGTCGAGAAGGTGAACGGCGTCGACCGTCTGGAGCAGCACCGCCGCGCAATCGGGCTGCTGTAATTCCCTGACCGGTCAGTACTGCTGGCCGGTTATTACCTCCATTCAGAGCAGAGAAAAAACATCATGGCAAAAGCACCACGCAAAACCCCTGAATTTGTTGATACGGCTGGCAATGAAATTGACACCGTAAACCCGAACGTCGTGACCCTCGACAAGCCGATTAAGCGCGCCGGTCAGACGATTGAAAAGGTCACCCTGATTGAACCGAACGCAGGAACCCTGCGCGGCGTCAGTCTGGCGGCAGTGGCGCAGTCCGAGGTCGATGCGCTGATTAAGGTGCTGCCCCGCATGACCTACCCGGCACTCACCACGCAGGAACTTACCGCAATGAACCTGCCCGATATGCTGTCACTGGCCGCTAAGGTGATTGGTTTTTTGTCACCGGCTTCGGCGGAATAGACTTCCCGCCCGACCTGTCGACCGATGACCTGATGGCGGATATCGCAGTGATATTCCACTGGCCGCCATCAGAGCTCTATTCCCTGAGCCTGTGCGAGCTCATCACATGGCGCGAAAAGGCGCTGCAGCGTAGCGGAAACCACAATGAGTAATAACCTGAGGCTTGAGGTATTGCTGAAAGCGGTCGACCAGGCGACCCGACCGCTTAAATCTATCCAGACCGCGAGTAAAACCCTGTCGGGTGATATTCGCACCACACAAAAAGGGCTGCGTGACCTGAATGGTCAGGCGTCGAAAATCGACGGCTTTCGTAAGACAAGTGCGCAACTGGCCGTAACCGGTCAGGCGCTTGAAAAAGCGAAACGTGAAGCCGAGGAGCTTGCCACCCAATTTAAAAATACCGAACGGCCAACGCGTGCGCAGGCGCAGGTGCTTGAATCGGCAAAACGTGCGGCTGATGGTCTGCAGGTCAAATACAACAGCCTCACCGAGTCGGTAAAACGCCAGCAACGCGAACTGGGTGCTGCCGGAATCAATACCCGCAACCTTGCTAATGACGAGCGAGGATTAAAAAACCGCATCAGTGAAACGACAGCACAACTCAACCGGCAGCGCGAGGCGCTGGCGAAGGTCAGCGCACAGCAGGCGCACTTAAACCGCGTGAAAGAACGATATAAATCAGGTAAGGAGCTTGCCGGTAACATGGCCGCAGCAGGCGCTGCCGGGGTAGGTATTGCGACAGCGGGAACGATGGCCGGGGTTAAATTGCTGATGCCTGGTTATGACTTTGCGCAGAAAAATTCCGAGCTGCAGGCTGTGCTCGGGGTCGATAAGCAATCGCCAGAAATGCAGGCACTTCGCAAACAGGCTCGCCAGCTCGGCGACAATACTGCAGCCTCTGCAGATGACGCAGCGAGCGCGCAAATCATCATTGCAAAAGGTGGCGGTGATGCTGCAGCTATAGCGGCCATGACACCTGTGACTCTCAACCTGTCACTTGCGAACAGAAAAACAATGGAGGAAAACGCGCAACTGTTGATGGGGACAAAAGCCGCCTTTCAGCTTTCTAATGACGCGGCTGCACATATCGGTGATGTTCTTTCAACCACGATGAACAAAACTACCGCTGATTTTCAGGGGCTAAGTGACTCATTAAGTTACCTTGCCCCTGTTGCGAAAAATGCTGGAGTGAGTCTTGAACAAGCGGCGGCGATTACCGGCACACTTCATGATAATAACATCAGGGGGTCAATGGCTGGGACGGGCGGCGCTGCTGTTATAACGAGACTACAGGCACCCACAGGCAAAGCATACGATGCTCTCAAGGAGTTGGGAGTTAAAACCTCGGACAGCAAAGGAAATACGCGTCCATTATTTACCATCCTGAAAGAAATGCAGGCCAGTTTTAAGCGCAACAATCTTGGTACCTCACAAAAGGCCGAGTACGTGAAAACGATATTCGGCGAGGAGGCTATGAAGTCTGCAAGTGTCCTTATGGCGGCAGCGGCAAGCGGAAAACTCGATAAGCTAACTGCCACGATAAAGGATTCAGACGGTAAAACAGAGGAGCTGGTCAAGGTTATGCAGGATAACCTCGGCGGCGACTTTAAAGAGTTTCAATCCGCTTATGAGGCCGTCGGCACCGACCTCTACGACCAGCAAGATAGCTCATTGCGTCAGCTAACTCAGACAGCAACGCGGTATGTGTTAAAGCTTGATGACTGGATCAAAGACAACAAGGAGTTAGCGGAAACTATCGGCATCATCGCCGGTGGTGCACTGGCTCTGATTGGTATCATCGGCGGTATTGGCCTCGTTGCGTGGCCGGTTGTTATGGGGATTAACGCCATTATCGCTGCTGCTGGCGTGCTGGGTACGGTCTTTACTGTCACCGGTGGTGCCATTGTGACCGCACTCGGCGCGATTACCTGGCCGATTGTCGCAGTGGGGGCGGCGATTGTGGCCGGGGCGCTACTCATCCGTAAATATTGGGAGCCCATCAGCGCATTTTTCTCGGGGGTGATTGAGGGCATCATGAGCGCCTTTACCACTGTCGGGGAAATGTTCGCTCCACTGGCACCCATTTTTGACGGTCTCGGTGAGAAACTGCGCGGTGTCTGGCAGTGGTTTAAAGACCTGATAGCACCGGTCAAGGCCACGCAGGAAACGCTCGATAGCTGCAAAAATGTCGGCGTCATATTTGGTCAGGCGCTAGCCGATGCGCTGATGTTGCCTCTGAATATTTTCAATAAGCTGCGTGGTGGCCTCGATGTAATTCTCGAAAAACTAGGCCTCGTTAAAAAAGAATCGAGCAGCATTGAGAAGGAAACAGCGAAAGTGCCGCCGGTTGGTCAGGGCGGAGGATATATTCCGACGACCAGCTCGCTTGGTGGGTATCGGGCTTATCAGCCCGTCACGGCTCCCGCTGGTCGTACCTACATTGACCAAAGCAGCCCAACCTATCAAATCACCCTGCCGGGTGGTGGCGCTCCGGGCGGTCAGTTGGGTAATCAGTTGCAGGATGCGTTAGAAAAGTATGAACGCGACAAGCGAGCCAAAGCCCGCGCCAGCATGATGCACGATTGAGGAGACACAGATTATGATGCTTGCACTAGGAATGTTTGTGTTTGAACGCCGCACCCTGCCTTATCAGTCGATGCAACACTCGAAGGATTACCGCTGGGTGTCTAATGACAGGGTTGGTAAACCCCCCGCTTATCAGTTTCTCGGTGAGGGGGAAACCTCCATTCAGCTTGCCGGTACACTTTACCCTGCCATTACCGGTGGCCGTATATCACTGAGGGCTGTTGAGCTGATGGCCGACGAGGGCAGAGCGTGGCCGCTGATTGAGGGTACCGGCAATATTCTCGGAATGTATATCGTCGATAAAGTCTCGACTACACACACTGAATTTTTCAGTGATGGCGCTGCCAGAAAGATTGATTTCACACTTTCGCTGAAACGGGTCGACGAATCACTGGCGGCGATGTTTGGCGACCTGGATAAGCAGGCCAGCGAGCTGCTTGACTCTGCCGGTAATCTGACCGATAAGCTGCAGGGTATGCTCGGAGGGCTGACCGCATGATGACGGGCATGACCATTGATGCCGGGGCAAGCCTTGCACCGGCATTTATGCTGACACTGAACAGCCAGGACATTACCAGCAATTTTAGCAACCGGTTGATTTCTCTCACCATGACAGATAACCGGGGTTTTGAAGCTGACCAGCTCGACATTGAGCTCGACGATACTGACGGCAAAGTCGAGTTACCCCTGCGCGGGGCGGTGCTGACACTGTGGCTTGGCTGGCAGGGTTCGGCACTTCTGAATAAGGGCGATTTCACGGTTGATGAGATTGAGCACCGGGGTGCGCCTGATACGCTGACCATTCGTGCGCGTAGCGCAGATTTTCGCGGAACGCTCAATTCACGGCGTGAGGAATCATGGCACGACACCACTCTCGGTGAGCTGGTCAGTGCCATTGCAAAACGCAATAAACTGACAGCCAGCGTCGCGGATTCGCTGAAAAAAATCCCGGTACCGCATATCGACCAGTCGCAGGAGTCCGACGCCGTATTTCTGACCAGACTGGCTGAGCGGAACGGGGCGGCAGTATCAGTGAAAGCGGGGAAACTGCTGTTTCTGAAAGCCGGTAGTGCAGTGACGGCCAGCGGCAAACCAGTCCCACAAATGACGCTGACCCGCAGTGATGGTGACCGTCATCAGTTTGCTATTGCCGACCGAGGGGCTTATACCGGCGTAACGGCAAAATGGTTGCACACCAAAGACCCGAAGCCGCAAAAGCAGAAGGTCACGCTGAAACGCAAGCCAAAAGAGAAGCACCTGCGTGCACTGGAGCACCCGAAAGCAAAGCCGGTCAGCAAAAAGACAAAGGCCAAAAAAGAGCAGGAAGCGCGCGAGGGTGAGTATATGGCCGGTGAGGCTGATAACGTGCTGGCGCTGACGACGGTCTACGCTTCAAAGGCTCAGGCGATGCGAGCAGCTCAGGCCAAGTGGGATAAGTTGCAGCGAGGCGTTGCGGAGTTTTCAATTACACTGGCGCTCGGTCGGGCTGATTTATTCCCTGAGACACCGGTGCGCGTGTCGGGCTTTAAGCGCGTCATAGATGAGCAGTCTTGGTTAATCAGTAAGGTAACTCACAATCTGAATAATAATGGATTCACGACGGGCTTAGAGCTTGAGGTTAAGCTCTCCGATGTAGAGTACAGCTCAGAGGAAAGCGAAAACTGA